AAGCGGTGGGTTCGCGAGAGCAATCGCAAGACCAAACCCTCCCCCGAGCTGAAAGACGCCGAGGAAGCCCGGCAAAACGCCATAAACGAGGTCGAGCATATCCTCGCGAGGAAGAAGGGCAATGACCCTAGCCCCGAGTGAGCCCCCCCGGATCACCGAATACCTGTTCTCGAAGCTGGACTTCGAGCCTACCGAGAAGCAGGCCCCCATCCTGGACTGCCGCAAGAGGTTTATCCTCGTCGCAGGTGGCGAGCAGGCGGGGAAATCAATGGTGGCGTCCAAGTACCTGGTCTCCAGGTTCCTCGAGACTGATGAGCCGGGCCTTTACTGGCTCGTCGCGGCGGACTATGAGCGCACCAGGGCCGAGTTCGACTACCTGATTCAGGATTTCGCCACGCTGGGCATACTCGCCGAAGCCTCCAAGCGCGTCGATCCGGGCCGGATCGTCCTCGCTGACGGCACCCGGATAGAGACCAAGAGCGCGAAAGACCCCCGGACGCTGGCAATGAGGGCGCCCAACGGGATCATCGGATGCGAAGCGTCCCAGCTCGACCTTGAATCGTTCCATAGAATGCGAGGCCGCTGCGCCCCGAAGCGCGGATGGCTGTTTCTCGGCGGCACTTTCGAGGGCAGCCTGGGCTGGTATCCCCAGCTCTTTCAGACCTGGCAGCACGGCACCGCGGACGAGCAGAGCTTCTCCCTGCCGTCGTACACCAACAAGCACCTCTACCCCGGAGGGAAGGCGGACCCGGAGATACTGCGGCTCAAGGCTATGGCCTCCGACGAGTTCTTCATGGAGCGCATCGAGGGAATCCCCTCCCCGCCCCAGGGCCTTGTTTTCGGGGAGTTTCGCCCAGACATCCACATTTCCGAGAACGCGAAATGGTCCGTGGGCCACCCCGTTCAACTGTGGATGGACCCCGGATACGCCGGGGCCTACGCCGTCGAGGCGATCCAGGAGATAAACGGGCAGATCTGCGTCATTGACGAGATCTACGAGCATGGCCTGATCACCTCGGAGATCATCGATATTGCCCAATCCCGTCCCTGGTGGAAAGATGTCGCCGGAGGCGTTATCGATATCGCCGGATACCAGCATCAGGCGATGTCCGCTCCTGCGGAGATCTGGCTCCAGGAAACGGGGATCTATTTATCGGCGCAAAAAATCCGCATCAACGAAGGAACCGAAAGGCTGAAGAGCTTTTTGAAGCCCGATCCGATTTCTAACGCCCCAAAAATTATTTTTAATCCGACTTGTCACGGGATTCTGTCCGAATTCGGCGCGATGCCGTCCCCTATGGACGGGCAAACACGGGCCTATCGCTGGAAGATGGACAGAGATGGTAATATAGTTGGAGAGTCCCCGGAGGACAAGAACAACCACGGGGTCAAGGCCGTCGTTTACGGCCTCGTTGACAAGTTCGGCTACGGCCACATCGGCAATAACAGCTTCATCAAGGTCAAGAGGTGGTGATAGATGGCCCGGCGCACCGTAGAAAACATTCTCGACCTGGTCGAGGGGCATCACGACGCCACGACCTCCCTGCGCGCTCGCATGGACACGGACCACCAGCTCTATCGCCTTAACCCATACGACGCGGGAGACGGCTTCCAGAGCTACACCTCCAACGAGCCGCAGACCTACGCCGACAAGATCATCTCCTGGCTCTCCAGCGCGGACACCATTATCCGCATCCCCCCGGCGGGAAACCCCCGCAACAACCGGGAGGTCAACAACGACAAGGAGCGGTTCCTCATCGGCGCGCTGAAATCGGCCAATGAGAGGCTCTCCTCCAGGCTCCTCCCCGACCTCCAGAGCCAGCTTGCCTGGTACATGACCCTTCGCGGGTGGTACGCAGGCAGGGCGCTGCTGGTCAAAAGGGATGAGGACACCACTTTCATCGACATCACCCCGTGGGATCCCATGCATACCTACTGGGGCACCGACGCCGATGGCCTTTCATGGGCCTGCTACAAGACAAAAAAGACCCAGGGCGAGATCGAGAGCCAGTACAATGTCCGGCTCGGCTCTGACCGGGACGACGCCGATGGCATCGATGTCTACGACTTCTATGACCGCGAAGATAATTTCGTGGCCGTCCCCAACCGCTTTATCAAAAAGCGCACCCGGCACACCCCCGAGGACGATTCGGCCTGCGGGACGGTCCCTGTTTTCCTCGGCCCCGTGGGGGCCAACCCCCTGATCCAGTCGCTCGAGTGGTCCTCCATCGAGGACACCTACGAGGACTACGGCGAGTCGGTTTTCAAGTCCACCCGGGATCTCTACGAGAGCCACAACTTCATGATGAGCGTCATGCTTGAGCTGACCGCAAGGTCGCGCAAGCAGGGCCTGAAGATCATTTCCCGGGACGGCCAGAAAACCCTCGAGGAAGACCCCTACAAAGAGGGCACCGAGATATCCCTGGCCCAGGGCGAGGATGTCCAGCCGCTGGGCCTCATGGAGGTGGCCCGGGAGACCGGGGCCTACATGGGCATGGTCTCCGGCGAGATACAGCGCGGCTCCATTCCCCACTCGGTTTACGGGGAGCTTCAGTTCCAGCTCTCGGGGTTCGCCATCAACACCCTCAAACAGGGCGTCGAGACGGTGCTTTCCCCCAGGGTCATCGCCCTTGAGCAAGCTTACAAGCAAATCTTCCGGCTTCTCTGCGACCAGTACTCCAGCGGCGCGTTCACCGCAATGGAGCTTTCCGGCAGGGACAACAATCGAATGTACTTCTCCGAGACCATCACCCCGGCCCGAGTGAAAGAGGGCGGGGACATCGAGGTCTCGGTTGTGCCCCGGCTGCCCCAGGACGATATGGCCAAGTACTCTATGGCCCAGATCGCCAGGGAGGGAGCCACCCCGTTGCTGCCGGATCTGTGGATTCGGGACAACGTGCTGGGCGTTCAGGACGCGGACCAGATCGAGGACGCGGTCAAGGAACAGATCGCGGAGCGGACGCTGCCCGAGGCAGGCATCTGGAGCCTGTATCAAGCCTCGATGAAACAGGGCCGGGATGACCTGGCCCAGTTCTATGCAGGCGAACTGACCGCCATGCTATTGAGCAAGGCGAAGGTTCTATCGGATAATCTTAGCGGCGGGGCGCCGCCCGGCCCATCCCCGGGCGCATTGCCTCCAATGCCACAGGGCGCCCCGCCACCAGGCGGCTTGCCTCCCATGCCGCCGCCCGGGGTTATGCCCCCGGCGATGGCTGGCGTGCCGCCTCCCGTGCCAACCCCGCAGGGAGGCCCGGCGGTTCCGCCAGGCCAGCCCAGGCCCGGCGCGCAGGGTGAGCAGGAGCGACTCCGAAGCATGGGCCTCGTAGGCCCGAGAGGCTAAAATGGCATACGAAGAAGATCTGCCAAATCTATTCGCCGAGCTGCCCAACCTCATTATCGGTGGATTCGGGGACCCGGCGTCCCTGGCCGCTATCTGGTCCACGGGAAAGCTGCCCCAACAGCAGGAGCCGTCCGGCCCCACTCTGGCGGACCTGGAGGAGCAGTTCCAGCAGCAACAAGGGGACACATACACCGATATCCTCTCGTCCACTGGCGATCCCCATCAGGCAGGCATTATCGCCAACTCCCAGTCCCAGGAGGCGATCAACGCCGCCGTGAACCAGTCCATGATCAACATCCTGGCCAAAGACGAGAACAAGATCTCGCTGGCCGCCGACGCCGTCATGAGCTACCAGGGGCCGATAGACCCCGACATGAACGTGGCCGACATCGTCGCCCCGATCTACAACGTGTCCCCCACCAAGGTTGAGGCGGAACTGGATTCTCGAGGCGAGCTGGTGGCGAGCTTAACCAAGCCCTTTTACGAGATGGATCTCGATCAGCCCATAAGCGTGCAGCCGGAGATTATAGATATCAACAAGCCCGTCTCAATGGCGGGTGACCCCGGGTTCAATCAGGCCATTGATAACTACAGGCCGCCCGGAGCAAGGCCAATGCCAGCGCCCCCGCCAGATGTCGGAACCCAACCGCCAACAGGATGGGTTGAGCCGTCCTTTCTGACTCGGCCAGCAGATATCGACCCAGCGACGGGCCAGCCATTCGTGCCGATCCCGTCGTCGCCTGAGATAATGACGGCTGGCCCACCTGATCTAGGCGTGGTGGGCGATGTGGCTTCAAAGCTGGTTAGCGGCATCGGAGGATCAGCCGCAAACCTGCTTTTCAAAAACCCTGATAACCCCGGCGATATTGGCTGGATGTATCCGTGGACGCCGGAAGGGAAAGCAGCGTGGGAGGCGCAGCACGCTGCGCGGAACGCTCCGCCTCCGGCAGGCTCTTTCCTTGGGGCTGGCGATCCGCTGGCCAACCAAGACCCGCCGCCGTTCGCCACCGCTCCAGTTGGTCCCCCGTCAGGCGTTATATCGGATGACCCTGAAGCTATGGAGGAACGGGCGATCAATGACGCAGTTATGGATGGATGGCTTGGCGATCTGAAGGATATGTTTGGAAACGTCCTGGAATATCCGCATAAGAACATGGACAATGCATTCTTCCTAAGCCGGATTAACGAAATTATGAACACGCCTGAAGGCCAGGGATCTGGATTTGCGGGTAGGTCCGCGGAGGATATCTTGGCCTCTTGGGGCGAAAACCCCCGGTTTATGCAGGTCGTCACCAGCTCTGAGGTTGAACCGGGAATCACTGACGAGGGGCAGCCGACTGCCACCGTCACCACGAAAACTGCCGAAGTTCCCGCAGGGCCGCTACAGGGAACGCCAGTTGACGCGGCTGCGGCTGCGCCTATCCTCACTCGGATCTCGGCCCCTCCTCGTGAGGATGGGACGAGAGAATTTAATTACTTCAGAACCCCTGAAGGGCTAGATCTCTGGTTTGGCCCGGACAAGAATCTCTGGGGAACGGTGCCGCAGCCCGACAGGAGCGTTCAGCTAATAAGCTACGGGGAGCTGGTGGAGGGGATAACCCAGGGCGACGACACTGAGTACACCCTCGGCGGCCATACATGGATTCACAATCCGTTTAGCGCCCAACCCTGGCAACTCAAAAGAGTGCAACCCGCAGTGGCTATGGCGGGTGGCGCCCCCTTGCCGTTGCAAAGCACGCTGGGATCGATGACCCCGCCCAAGCAGTGGGAAACGCTCAGGGCGCAAGAGATGGGGGAGGATATCTGGAACCCCGTGCGATGGGGGACCAGGATGCAGGGCTTCAAGCCTGCATACGGCCAGTGGTTGCTCTCGGGCAAACAGTTCGAGTCCCCGTTTCATGAATTTGTCCAAAGCGGGGCGCAGCCCGATATGGCCCAGACATGGCAGGAGCTAGCACGGGCGTCGGCGGGGCTGACTTCCCCGCTGGATCTTGCTGGCGCTGACGAACTCGCGCTGGGACGGCAGATCGGTTATCAAGGATTGATTACGGGTGACGCGGCAAGGACTAACGCCATCCTGATGGCGGCGGCGGCAATGGGCGCAGGGCAGGGATACGGCGCGGATGCTATGAGAGCGCAGCTCGGCTCCATGTATGATGTTTTCGCAGCCGAGGCTGCGGCGTCTGGCCAGCCAGCAGGCGGCTTTATTGATTGGCTCAATCAGCGGATCGTTGACATGCCGGGCAGCCCAGCCCCGGCGGGTGCCCCCGGGTTCAATCAGCGTGGTTTCGGCGGGCAAGGAGGTTATGGAACATGAGTAGAGGAGAAATCTAATGCCCCCTAATCCGCCCTCGGTGACGGTTCGGACATACAAAAAGATACATCAACATACGGCTTCATTTAAGGCTGGCAGTATAACGCTCGGCAAGTTCAAAGCGCTAGTGTTTGACGCATTTGCCGAGAGCGGCGCTTTTAACAGCCCCGCCGCAAGCATGTATAATTACATGACCGGGAGCGGCCAGGGTCCGAGCAAAACAGGCGCTCTAGCAGAGGGGCAGTGGAACTTGCCGAACGACTACAAAGTCGGCTCGGAGGTTGTGGAGGCTGCGCCAGTTGCGCCAGAGCCACAACCAGTCTCGCCAGATTGGTTTGGAGCAGCTCCGACAGCGCCAAACTGGTTTGGGTCGGCAGCTCCGACAGCCGCGCCAAACTGGTTTGGGCAACCAACTCGGGGCGCGTCGATGATGACGCCGCCTGCGACTGCCGCCTCTCTACGAGACGCGGAGACGCAAAGAATAATAGACGAAATGCTTCGCAATGATGCGGCGAGGTTAAGAGGGGCGCAGGCATCTGCCGTGTTTGGGGCGCCCCTGAACAGGCCAAACTTTTTTGTGGGGACGACCCCGGACGCGCCAAACTGGTTCGGGCCGCCCCAACGACCAGCAGGCGGTTTTGCTAATTGGTTCAATCAGCAAGGATAAGGAGACAGAACAATGGTTCAATGGGGATTAGGCGGAGAATTCGGAACTCCAGAGGCTTCTTGGCTAACGGACCCAACAGGGGCGCAGGCGACATTCGCAGGCGATCCGAGATCGCTGTGGCAGGCTGGTCGCGCTCAACAGATGAGCGCAGCGCAGCTTGCGAACCCCGCGTGGAGAAGCCAGATAATGACGGGGTATCAGCCCATGCTCGGGGCGTACCAACTGGGAGGCGCCCAAGGCACCTTTGCCGATTACTTGGGTGGCTTGGGAGCGGGAGGCGCTGGTCAATATGCGACTGCGATCCCGGATGCGAACTGGCAGACTGCGGTTACCGCGTCACAACTGATGGGAAGCCCTGATACACCCGTGACGATGGCGCAACAAAACATTCAAAACCTTTTGCAGGGCGAGAATGCGCGGCGCAACGCCCTTGCGATGGCTGGCGCCTACATGGGCGGCGGGATCGGATACGGGGCGCAGGCGCGGCAGGCTGCGCTCGGGAACATGTACGACATCTATGCCGCCAGGCAAGCCGGGGAAGGCGCTGTCCCGGGCACGTTCCTCAATTGGCTCAATACGAGGCTCTCAGGATAGTTCGCTATGACCATGAACGACTACAACTGGTTTAATCCAGAGGGCGGCTTCCAGTACATGCTGGAAGCCACCCCGTCTCTGGCATACTTCAGCGCAGCGCCGTTCCAAGGCCAGACTTCTCCTGCCCAGAGGCAGTACTGGTCTGGCCAGTTCGGCGATGTCTCGAACCAGTACGCGGGTGTCATGGGTTCGGCTGTTCGCGCAGGGACGGAATATCCTAGCTTCACCCAGTTCCTCGAGGACATGCCGTGGACAGAGCGATACACCGCTCTCAGCCCCCGGATGAGGCCCGGCGGGGACTTCCGAAGGTTTAACCCCCAGACCCGGTTCATGTACCAGTGAGTTCGCAGGCTCTCTACGATAGCCTCTGGGAAAGGTCAATCCAGAAATTCCCACAGCTTGCCGCGCAGTTTGGGCAGGCTCCTCCTCGAGACGCCAAGGGCAGGCCCCTCTTAGATGCGATGACCGCTCTCAGGACGTTACAGGCACAAGCTCCCGCGCCGCAGCAACCTGCCCCAGTGGCTCCTGCCCCAGCGCCCCAGCAACTTGTCCCTACCCAGCAGCCTGCGGGCGCCCCTCAACAGGATCTCTCCGGCCTGTCCGAGCCATCGTATTGGGATCCAGGCGAATGGGCGAGGCGGGGCAAGCAGATTGCCGAAGGCGTTGTCGCGTTTGATCCCATGTCGCCCTGGGGTATGTACAAATCACTCAAGGGCGCCCAGGAAGCCACAGAGCAACTGCCGCCGGATATAGGGGCAGGGCAGAAAGCTCTCGCCGGGGCGCTGGGCGCGGCGAAGCCTCAACTAAAAGCTCTCGAGGCCGTGCAGGAAGCGGCGGCTCCGGCCACTGGCGCGCTGGTTTCCACCCGCATTTTCGGGGAACAGGAAACCTTGCTGCCTCGCTACAACGCCCTGCGCGATCAGGGCATGGACCCGGTCTCCGCTTATGCCGGGGCGTATCAGTCAGCCAAAAAGGCAGGCGAGATTCCCTGGTGGAAAGAGATAATCGGCGAGGCGCTCACTGATCCCCTTGAGCTGATTCCCGGAGGGTGGGCTGCTGCCGTTGGCGGCAGGGCTGCTCGAGCTGGCGCTGCTTCGGTACGGGCAACCGCTAGAGCTGCGGGTCGGCAGGTCCCAGAGGAGGCGGCGGCGAGGATCGTCCCGTCAGATGTGGGCGCCGCGCAGAGAGCGTTCCCGATGATGGAGACTGAGCAGGGCATCCTCCCGTCGATGGCGCCTGAGCCAGGAGCTTTTGGAGCCGGGTTTAGAGCGCCAGAGCCAGTGGCTGTGTCCGTGCCCTCTCCAGTGACAGAGCAGCCAGCCTTCTGGGACGCCCCTGGGTTTGATATTGAAACTGGCCAAAGGCTTCCCGATCCCGGAGGATTCGGCGGACAGCCCATCCCGGATGTCCCGGCGGAAGAGCTGATGCGAAGGCAAGCGGCGGCCCCCGAGGCGGCTCCCGAGGTTGCGCGCCCCGCCCAGCTCTGGTCCGGCAAGCCTGATGAAACCCTATGGGATCCGACAACGGGGCAGTGGCTTCAGGGTCTCCATAAATGGGACAAGCGCACAAAGAAGTGGAGGGCGGTTAAGACCAAGGCGGGTAGAATTGTCGCAGGCGAAATAGAGGGGGAGCTAGGATTCAATAAAATGGATGTCGCCACCGACACCCGGCAGGCGGCTCCAGTGCATCCCTTCGACGAGCTGATCGATGAGGACGCAGCTATTGAGTGGGCAGGCGAACTAGGATTCCAGAAACAGAATCTGAACAACCTGGTTTTGAATCTCGTATATGGAGTGCGCCCAGGCGATAATATGGGGAAGCTATTCGATAGCCTTGTGGCCTTGCGCCAGGCTGGCCTGGACGACGCTCCGGGACATAAGCTATGGAATGATCGCCTACTTGACCAAGCAGCCACCCAGATGTTCGGAGGGGTTGACAACCAGACCCGCCGCAGCGTTAAGGAATATGTTCGGCACCTCACTGGCGAGAGAGCCATCGAGGCTGAAAGGAAAGTAGCTCGAAGAGAGTTGCCGCTGCGCTACGGACTCGAGGGACCACTCGCCGGGGCTGAACGCAGGCCCCTTGTTAGTCTCGAGGACTACTTCCAAAGGGATCCCCTGACCAATGAATGGGTCCGGCGCGAGGATGTTCCCATCCCCGCCCAGAGCAATTGGCGCACCCACGCAGAGGCCCTTGACCTCAAAGAATACATGGACCGCTTTACTCCACGGGGCGGGGTGCCAGCTAGCAGCCAGGCTAGCCAATGGGTGCAAGACGATCATTTCGCGTTCTATGAGCAAGATGCCGCGAAGGAGGGCGCCAACGCTCTCGAGCAAATGCTGCCAACCCCGGACGAGATTAAACACACAGGGCAAGGTTGGTCGGATCCAGAGGTAAATAATCCTTTAGCCAAGGGAAAATTCCAGGCCGCCATACGAGGGTTCTTCGGCATAACGCGGAACCATGAAGGAAGGATAGAGAGCGTCATCCTCAACGGGAGGCGCGAGCTTCAGGAGATGAACTGGCTGGACAAGGACGGCCTCCCCACGGCAGAGGGACTCGGGACGCTCGAGGAACCCGGAGGGCTGCGGCTTATCTACTACACCCTCGATGATAAAGCAGCCAAGGCTGGCGGGACGGTTCCAGTAGGGCCTGACGGCAAAGTGTTGAGCCGCTTGGACGGACAGTGGGGAAGGCGGCTACAGGCGCTCGGCCCCGACGCAGTGCGGCAGTACCATAACCTAAAGACGTACGCAGGCTGGGAGGAGATTCATAGCGTCGAGGATGGGCTGATTCATAGTCCCACCCCCGAAGAGACTTATTTCCACCGTGGCTGGAAGGTTCCTGATGGGGCGTGGTCAAACATTCAAGGCAATGTGGCTGCGTTCCAGACATCGATAGGCGGCGCGATGGGCCGCCGACTCGGCTTCCAGCAATCCAGAAATGATGTCCGCTTCCCAGTTATGGACGGGTTTGGGTTCGAGCCTGTGTTCTGGAACCCATATGAAATGGCCATGATCCGCTCCCGGATGGGTATGCAGGCGCGGCTTCAAATACATCTTTTGGATATACTCAAGAACCCGGCATTGGGGCTAGCCCGTCAGTCAAAGAACCCCCAGGATCTGGACGAGTGGTCGCGGGACGGCTGGAGGTCAGTCACTAATGCCGGGCCTGCCCTGAAAGGCGACACCTTTGTCGGGGTGAACAAGAAGTTCACCGATGCCATTAACGCCGATGAACATGCCGAGGTTATCGGGATGCAGTGGGTGTTCCCGAAGAAGGTGGCCGACTCCCTTGAGCAGATGTTCGCCCCGCGCAAATGGAACTGGATGCGGACCCAGAAGCGTTTTAATCGGCTGGGCATCGATGTCAAGTTTGACGATATATTCTATATCCCCAAGCGAGCGAATCTATTCGCGTCTCTATTCCAACAGATCGATTTCGCATCCAGAGTGGGGATTGCCGGGACTGGCACCGCGCTCTACCGAGTCCTCGAGGGCATGAAGCTAATGGGGAAGGGGTCGCTCACAGCGGACCCGGACGCCTTCCATCAGGGGTTCCGGCATCTTGCGGAGGCCCACACGCACCTGATCAATATGCCCAAAGCCTGGAGGGATATGGCGCGAGGAAATCTGTCCCCCAACTACAGGGAATATCTGCGCCAGGAGCTGGTCTCCGACACGCCCCTGTACGACAACCCCGATCTGGCAGAGTTCACCAACGCCAACCTGGTCAGGCACGGCCTGCATGTCAGGGACGCTACGATTTTCGACGCAGAGGACGGGGTCAGAATGCTCCAGCAGTCGATGGAGCGCGGACGGGCGGCAGGCATGGTGGCGACGGCAGGGCGGGGGATCAAGAACGCTGAGATGGCTTTTCGTAAAGGGTTGTTTGACGGGGTGTACCCGGCGGCCATCCTGCACGATGTGAAATACAACCTGATCCCGTTGATTCGGGCAACCAACCCCGATATGTCGCCGAGCCAGATCATGGGCATTGCGGCAAAGAGGGCCAACAAACGGTGGTCCACCATCCCGGTTGAGCAGAGCGTTGTCCGAGGGCGCATGAGAGAGTTCCTTCAGCGGTTCAGCTTCTCCCTCAACGAGAACGAGTCCTTCTTCCGCCAGATGACGGGCGCGGTTCGCGGACCAGAGAAGGCTTTCTGGGCCACCCACTGGGCCGGGGCGTTTTTGTTCATGGCCGGGGTTGCTAACCTCATTCACTTCGCGACCACGACGCGATTCAAGGAAGACGAGAAGGGCAGATTCTCAGGCGTGGACTGGGGTTCGCCGTTGCCCTGGGGCCGATACGTCCCCTTCCATCTCCGAGGGTGGTACACCTTCAAGTACGGGTTCAACCCCACATTGCTTTCCCCTGATTTCCCGATACCCACCAGGGCTGGCGACAATGCGTTGCTCGATCTGCTCATGCAGTTCGACTTCATGTTCCGGCTGACCGATGGGGCCTACGGCCTGCCGGGCCTTAGCTTCATCAACGCCAGAGCTGGAACAACCCCGCGAGCGATCTGGTCCCAGGTGACCTCCAGAGATTACATGGGTCGCGATATCGGTGAATGGGGATACCTACAGAGGGCATTGCAGTTCGTGACCGACGAGTTCGCCCCCATCGGGGCTGGCCAGGCGGCCATCGCCTTGGGGAGGACCGCGTTCAAGAACAAGGATCTCCCCGAGCTGACTCCTTTCGGGATACCAATCATCCCAAAGGATGCCAATATAGACAGGCTCACGCCGTCCATCGAGGCCAAACTCGGCAACCGAGGCGTCGCGTTTCAGTCCCTGGGATTTAACCTCAAGACTTCATCGAACGAGATGCTGCGAGACCGCATGGTCAAGCGGGTGTTTGGCGAGGGCAAACACCCGGATTATCCAGACATAATCCTCACATCGTGGCAACAATTAAAAAAAGAAAAAGACGCGCCGATCCTAACCAAGATCCTGTATCGGGATGCCCGTAATGTTCGAGAGGTGCGGGAGATTGGCGAGCGTCAGAGCGAAGGGGCCGAGTACTGGTACGACGACTACGGCCAGATGGTCGATAAGACCCGAGAGTCGTCCAGGCAACGGCTCGAAGCGGAGACAACAGTTGTTGACCGCAACACCAAGACGCTCTGGGACCCCAGGGATCCCAGGAATAAGCCAGCATGGTCCCCCACGACCTTCCGAGATGAACTCAAAGGGGTTAACAAACAGCACCGAGTAAGGGTGAACACGATCAAAGAGGTCTATGGAAGCGATCCCAGGGTGGCTGCGGCTATCGAGCAACGAGGCGAGCCGCCCGATAGAGCCAAGGAGCCGCTGTACTGGGCTATCCATAGGTGGGCAGAAGTGCGTAAGACCCACACGGATCCCGTCACCAATGATGTTGACTTTACCGCTTTTGACCTAGAGTGGGATCGTGAAATAGCTCAGTGGGATGACGAGATGGCTCATGAGTCCGGGGGGCTGGCCGAGCGGTTCAATAAGTGGCTCGATCAAGGCGAGCATCACCCCTTCGTGGACCAGTACTACGACGCGCTGGGGCAGATCGCGGACAGCGGCTACTGGGAAGACACGGTATTTGAGCCGAACCAGATGCTCGCGCTCAAACAGGGGCTAGACCCAATACTGGCTTCTATCGGCAAAACCGCCGATGGGATCTGGTCTGAGTACCTGGCGGCTCCGGCAGAGGAGCGGCGCAGATTGCAGTCCCACCCCAATCGGGCTATCCGGCAGGTCATCAAGAACATGAACCTGGCTCGCAAGGCCCACCGCTACCAGACAGTTATGAAGAACCCTGAGATTGACCAATTGCTGATCATGTGGTTCGCCAACACTCCCTACATCTACCAGAACGGCGAGTTTTATTATAGCCTTTACGGCAAAACCCCGGGGTCATATAGGCAAAGCCCATATTAGGAGGGATAGGATGGTAACAGAAAATCAAGAGCCGACCCAGCAGTCGCTGCCGGAGGCCGATGCCCCGCCTGAAGAGGCGGCGCCAGAGCCGCAGAATCCGATACTCAGCGAGATAGACAAACTCAATGCCGCTCCCGAGATCGACATTGACGAGTCGCCGCCAGACGCCGAGGAAACGGAGGGCGAGGCCGCGGTCCCCGCTGAGCCAGTAGCCGAAGCTCCTGGGGCTGCCCCAGACGTGCCC